GGTAAGTTGGAAGGGTGGAAAACTTATCGCCGCTAGAAATAAAGGTCACATCAAAAACCACGGTGCTGGTGCATTAGATATCAACGGAATAAAAAGTATGTTTGCAGGCAGAGGTGATATTGAAAAAGCCTTTGTCTACGCTATGAGAGATTTACAGAAAGCGGTTGGTGGTTTAAGTGATGCTCAAAAGGATAAGATATTTGATGAGGGTAAGAAGTTTATGTCGTTAGAGGTTATATATCCTAAGACAGCAAATGTTATACCTTATGATAAGTCTCTACTTCAGTTTCATGGAACGATAGAGTATGACTCTGCTGGTTCTCCTATAGGTGAAGATAGAGGTAGTGCTAGAATGCTAGCTGGTATGATAAAACAGATAAATCAGAATATACAAAAGACATACAGTATCACAAAACCTTTTGTTTCTAATTTACCAAAGGTAAAAGACTTTAGTAAAAGACAAAGTTACTTTTTGGGTAAGTTAAATAAACTAAAGAATAGATATGGACTAAGAGATAGTAACACATTAGCTGATTATCATCAAGCTTATTGGATGGAGTATATTTATAATGCAGGTAAACAATTTAAATATAATGTTCCAAATAACATATTGGTTAAATTAACTAAAAGATGGGCATTCTTAGATAAATCTTATAAGATACAACAGATTAGAAAAGATATAAAAAATGAAAAGTTTTTAGATTGGATATTAAATACCGATAAAATGGATTTAAAAGGGTTACAAAAGAAACATATCAGAGATTGGGAAGTTCTTTTCTTTGAGTTAGGAGCTGAGATACTATCAAACCTTAGTGATTTCATAGCTGCTAATCCAGATAAAGCTGCACAAAAGATTCGTAAGGATTTGGTAAAAGCGGTTAACAAAGTAAAAACATCAAAAGACCCAAAGGTGTTGAACACATTAAAAGTTCAGTTAGATAGACTAAATGCTATTGGTGGCTTAAAGTCTGTCGTACCATCAGAGGGAATTACTTTTGTATTCAAAGGAAAGTTATATAAGTATACTGGTGCTTTTGCTCCAGCAAATCAAATCTTAGGTATGTTAAAATTCGTATAGGAGTAGGTTATGGGATATAGTAAAGAGTCACAAAGACAAAACAAAGTATTAGGAGACTTGTTATCAGGTAAAACACCTGAGAAAAGAATAATGGTTGGGTATGAAGGTAAAACAGAAAGTGGTGATAAGATTAGTAGACTTTCTGATGTAATGAAAGAAGCTAGAATGCCGATGTTCTGTCCTAAATGTGATGTTATTATGAAAAAAAGACTTGATAACAAATTTTGGAATATGTACGGACATTGTTTTGATTGTCAGATAAAGATAGAAAACAAAATGAGAATTGATGGAACATACGAAGCATGGGAAAAAGAGAAAATTAAACAGAATAAGATTTCTTTTATAAAAGAACAAATACAGGCTATAGAAGAATGGAGAAATACAAAGGCTCCTACTTGGTTTAATAATGTTGGTGTTAATACTCCAGAATTAGAAGAAGAGAAGTGGGACATTGATGTTGAGAAAATTAAACAAGAAGCGAATGATGCTTTAGAAAAGTATAATGAAGCTTTGGAAAAATTGGAGAACGAATAATGAAGTTATGGAAAATAATACTTGGTATTTTAGGAGCTCTTGGTGCACTCTTTGCTGCTTCTTCAAAAAGTAAAGAAGTAAGAGAACTTAAAAAGGTTATCAAAGAGAATAAGAAAAAAGAGAAAAAAGTTGAAAAACAAATCAAAGAATTGGAAGAAGCTAAGACATCATCTAAAAAAGAAGTAGGTAATTTAAAAAGAAAACTTACCCTTTCTAAAAAGAAGACTCAAAAAATGCAAGAAGTCTATGATAACGATGAGGTAGAATCAGCTGAAGACTTTTTAAGAAAGTTCGCTAAGAGCAAATGAAATTAGCTGTAAAAATACTTAAATACTTTTTGATATCATTCTTTGTACTATCAGTTGCTAGTAGTCAATCCTACACACAAGCTGAAGTCTTAGAGATGATAAAGGAAAGAGACTTACAATGGCAGGGTAAGGTAGACAATGCTAATAATCTAATCGCATCACAGAAAGAAGTAATTGATGATTCAGATAGGTTGATAAAAGAATTAGAAAGTCAAGTTAAAACTGATTCATTACTTCTACTAAAGAAGAGTGAACAGATTGAGATACTAAAAGAAAGAGACGAAGCTAATCAAAAAATGATTAAGTTGGTAAAACCAAGAATATGGGAACACAGATATCTTTGGTTTGCTATAGGAATTTATTTAGGAAAGCTATTATGAAACCACAAGTACTAAAAGAAGTAATAAAAAAAGAGTACCAGAAGTGTGCTAAAGACCCTATATACTTTTTGAAGAAGTATTGTGTTGTTCAGCATCCAATGAAAGGTAAAGTTCCTTTTCATCTTTATGAATATCAAGAAAAGTCATTAAAGACTTTTGAAGAACATAGATTTAATATTATTCTAAAAGCTCGTCAGTTAGGATTATCAACACTAACTGCTGGTTACTCTCTTTGGATGATGACTTTTAGACAAGATAAGAATATTTTGGTAATTGCTACTAAACAAGATACCGCTAAGAACTTAGTAACTAAGGTAAGAGTAATGCACGCCAACTTACCCTCTTGGTTAAAACAAAAATGTACAGAAGATAACAAACTATCTTTACGATACAACAATGGTTCACAGATAAAAGCAGTATCAAGTGGTGAGGATAGTGGTCGTTCAGAAGCATTATCTCTACTAATACTTGATGAGGCTGCTTTCATCGATAAGATTGAACCAATATGGGCTGCTGCTTCACAGACATTATCAACTGGTGGACAATGTATCGCACTTTCTACACCTAATGGTGTTGGTAATTGGTTTCATAAGACTTGGGTTGGTGCAGAAGATGGAACAAATGATTGGAATTGGATTAAGTTACATTGGAATTTACATCCCGAAAGAAACGATGAGTGGAGAAAAGAACAAGACAAACTATTGGGTCCTTCACTAGCGGCTCAAGAATGTGATTGTGACTTTATCACTTCAGGTCAAACTGTTATTGATGGTGTTATATTAGAGGAGTATAGAGAAAGACAAACTCAAGACCCATTAGAAAAAAGAGGTGTTGATAGTAATCTTTGGATATGGCAACCACCAAACTACACAAAGGATTATGTATTAAGTGCTGATGTAAGTAGAGGAGATGGTTCGGATTACTCAGCTTTTCACGTTATGGATATAGAAACTATGGAACAAGTAGCTGAGTATAAGGGTAGAATGTCCACAAAAGACTTTGGTAACCTATGTGTAAATGTAGCTACTGAATACAACAACGCCTTATTAGTAGTTGAGAATAATAACATAGGTTGGGCTGCTCTACAACAATGTATTGATAGAGGATATGAAAACCTATTTTACACAAGTAAAGATTTAAAGTATGTAGATACAGAACATCAAATAAACAATAGATATAGAACACAAGATAGAAATATGGTAGCTGGTTTTTCGATGACTATGAAGACAAGACCTTTGGTAATCGCTAAATTAGAGGAATACTTCAGAGAAAAGTCAGTAATTGTCCGTTCAAATCGATTAATTGATGAGTTGTTTGTATTTATATATAACAACAATAAAGCTGAAGCTATGCAGGGATACAACGATGATTTAGTTATGAGTTTTGCTTTGACTCTTTGGGTAAGAGATACTGCATTAAGGTTAAGAAATGAAGGTATTGAATTAACTAAGAAAACTTTGAGTGGTGTTAGTACACAAATGATACCACAAAAACCAACCAACAAAACTAACTCTTGGGAAATAGAAGTAGGACCCAATGGAGAAAAAGAGTCGTTAGATTGGTTAATTAACTAAGAGGTAAAACTATGGCAGAAAAAGATTTATTTTCAAGACTAAAACGACTTTTTTCTACGAATACGATTGTTCGTAATATCGGTGGAAAGAAGTTGAAGATTGTAGATACAGGACAACTACAATCTAACGTACAAACTAATTTAGTTGATAGATATAGTAAGTTGTATTCTAATATGCAACAATATGGTTACAATGACCAACTATATCAACAACAACTCCGTTTAGGGTTATTTAGAGATTACGAATCTATGGATAGTGATTCTATAATTGCTTCTGCTTTAGATATCTACTCTGA